TAATTTCCGCTGAATAGTACAACAAATCTAAAAGACCAGTAAACGCTTATGTTTACTGGTCTTTTTATTTTTGCAAAACGGTAAAAATCACCTAATTTCTTCTCGGTTGCTCAACCGTTGCTCACCTTTTAATAGGTCATCTCCGTAAGGTAACTTATTCACCGCATCAATATATTGTTGTAGTGTTTTATGCGTATAGACATCTGCAGTGATATTATCCTTGTTAGCGTGGCCAACAATTCTCTTAATAATGATCTCATCAATACCTATGTTGCTACACATAGAGATAAAGGTGTGTCTAGTATCGTGTGGCTTGTGCTCGCCTAGGTTCCATTCTTTACATCTCTTTTGTAGTTCCTTACGATATATGTCCTTATGTATCACGCCGTCTAATATACACTCAGAGCGTTTAAATTTTGCTTGCTGGTATAGCTCCTTGATGAAAGGGGAGATACATTCTGCAATAGGAATAGCTCGATTACGGCCAGCCTCTGTTTTAGAACCGCCAATCATATATCGTTCTTTAATGTGGACATCATCAACTCGTATTGTTTGTAATTCGTTTAACCTGAGTCCCGTATAGACGTATATGAGTGTTAGCTTGGATATTATGTCGTCAGAGTGCTTCCAAAGATCATAGAGAGCCAAATTCGTAAATATGTTAGCTTTCTTAATTGGTGTTGCGTTTTTGTTGATGATAATATCGGAAAGGTAGTTGCGCGGAATGACTTCCTGCTTAACTGCGAGAGTACCTACAGAAACTATAATCGCTTTAATTAACTTCTGATAAGACTTTGTGTGCGTCGAATTATCGAATATAGACTGCAGATGAGCCGCTCTAAGATTTTTCATTTCAATATTGAATAGATGCTCTACTAATTTTCGCACAACGTGCATGCTTTTAATTCGCCCTTTAGATAGCCCTTGGCGTTCAGCTTCTTCCATACGCCAATCAAAGCACTGCCCAAAAGTAATTTTGCGTTCCTCCTGGATTTGTGGATTAGTAGAGAATAGAGCAAGGGCATTATATGCTTCCTTTTGCGTCGCAAAGGTGCCTATTGATTTGCGCAAGGGTTTACCTTCAGAATTGTATCCAAGGGTCACTACGGCTCGATATGGCTTACGTAGGGCCTTATGTTTCATCTTATACACGGTGCCAGTACCGTTGGCACGTTTCATAGCCATAATTTCATACCTCCTAAAATACCCCTATCTGAGTAGTATCGGATAGGGGCTTTACGTTTATTAATCACTTGTCTTATAGACTAATTTATTTTCTTTATCCATAAGTTCTGCTAATTTATCAGTGGTAATAGGTATTTCAATTTTATCGCCATTTCCATTAATAAATTTAATAGTATACGG